TCCACAGATAATGTCGTTAGTCAGAGGATCTGCAGGGGATGTCTGAATTGCGTAGTTGTTGCAGGTTTCTATATTCGGCTGAGTAGGATCTGCAGCGTAGTAGAAATATCCGTTGTCAATTGTCAGAAACTCGAGAGCATTTTCTATGCCTTCTTGGAAAATCTGCTTGGTGACCAAGTCAGCGGGCTCTAGAGCTGCGAATTTCTGTGCAATAGAAGGATTTACAACTCCATTTGCATTATTGTACTTATCATTGGTTACAAAACTAACAGGGGCATTCGCGATTACATTTCGCGGATTACCGATAACGTATGGGTCGTATCCGAAACTTACAAAGCCTGTGAAAACTTTATCACCGCTGATAGGGGCACCAGAAACTAACAAAAACGACTGGTAAGTAATCGTTTGCGTTGGATCCCTGGGGTCGATGGAGGATACAGTAACGGGAGTCATTACTGGTTGTGGAGTCGCTAATGTAACGTAGCGCGAATCCAAACCATTGGGACCGCCGGTAACTAGAGAATCTAAACCCAGGGGATTATAATGCCAATCCAGGTTTTGACCATCGAAAAATATTTGCTGAGCACCATTCAACCACGCACTGGTGACGATGACGCCCGAACTAAATGTCGTCTTCATGTAATCCCATCGGATTGCCGTCTTAGGTAGGTTTTACCCTACTTACAAAAAGACCCCCAACGCGAACGTTGAGGGTTTTGAATAACCAAAGAATAACCCGACTAATCAGGTACGATCCCAGTAGTTGACTGTAAACATAACTTCGATGGTTTGTACGTTTCCACTTTCACGATCAACGTCAGCAGTTGTGATGGAGCGGAACTGGCATTCATACATGATGTATTGCCCACCTGTGGGGGCAGAACCAGTGCCGATACAATCGCGAGGAGTAACAGTAACAGTAACGGGTTGACAGTTATAATCAAGCCAGAACTGCTCCAGTTGCTTAAAGATGCTAGGATCGTAAGGAGCGGTGAGGGTTACATCGTCAGCGGTACGAGGACCGATAACGTGGTAAAGGCGGTTTCCTGTGCCATTAGCGTATTTGCTTTCTTCGGCGTTATCCTTAACGCCGCTGAACTTGGTAAAAACCGCCGTAAAGGTCGGTCCGTTAAGGGCAGTGAAGCTAACTTCGTACTGCGACTTAACGAGTGGTCTTAAAATAGCCATGATGACACCTCCTTAAGGATAATTCTTGGATCAACCAAGAATATTGGTGATCATAGCTCCGGAACCGATCAAACCGGTGGCACCGAGGCCAACCAGGTTAACAACGCGCTCAACGGTGATTTCAGCACGAACCACACGACGCTCACGAATGTAATACTCAGGACGAACGGCAGGAGTGCCGGTCAGCTGGTAGGTGTAAGCGAAAGCAGGGGTAGCGGCATTAGCACCACCGGCAGGCATTACGCTGTCGCTAGGACCATTCGGGCTGTAGAACAGCATGATACCGTTCTCAGGGAACACGGGGTTCAGTTGACCGTTGGTGTTCAAATAACGACCTTCAGCCACGCGCAGACCACGCTCAAGACCGAAGTAACGGGCAAGCATGTCCGTATCAATCGAGTCAGCGGTGGTGTACTTGATGCGCTCAAGGATCGCTTGGTTGGTCAGCAGTTGGTCAAATACGGCAGTACCGACAACCATGGAGTTGGGGCGAATACCGATTTGGTTGGCAACAGCACGCTTCAGGGACAGGATGTCTTCAATCGGGTTGGAAGAACCTGAGGACCAAGCGGCAGGACCGGCGGCAGAACCGTAAGCGGTTGCAAAGTTAGCCCAGCTGGTGAAACCCAGACCTGTTTGGCTACCAGGGGTACCGTTGTAAGGCTCGTAAGGATTGTATGTGGCAGTGACGGTAACGGCTTGAGATACAGTGTACTCATATGCGTTCATCAGGCGAGACATAGCGTTGCGAGTTTCAATCGCACGCAGGTCAACCTGAGCGGGGCCTTCACCGGCGTTCTCGATGACTTCTTCGGGAAGTTCCCAAGCCACTACTTCTTGCTCAAGCGCATAAGGCTCGGCATCGTAACGGCTTTGTACGAACGGAATGTTGGTACCGTAAGCACGACGGAAGTCGTTGATAGCGAACTGCTCTTTGCCGAAGCGCAGAATGCGGCCAGCACGAGTAGGGGTGTCAACAACGGGAGCAATAAAGTTGGCGATGTTAGTCGCCGGAAGCATAAAACCTTGTGCTAGCGTAGTCAGAATAGGATCTACGCCCGCATAGGTTTGCGAGAGATTCATCATGGGAGGGGGTCTCCGATTTTATAAAATTGTCTTCAAATGGTTGCAACCAGGGCTGGGACTTACACCGAAGATGCCCAGCCAAAGGTTAGCTATTAAGCGAAGGATACCAGAACAAGGGGACGACCACCGATGTTAACGATCTCACGGATCGAAGGAACGGTGCCATCGAGTTGAACGGCAGTGCCACCGAGGGAAGCTTGACCACGGCTGTTGATAGCCAGAGGAGCATTCAGGTTAGCAGTTGTGAAAGGGGAAGCGGGATCGTTTTCGATCAAGAGCAGACCGCTGGTAGCGATGAAAGCTTGACGAGCGGTGTAAGGCTCGGCCAGAGCGGTAGGGATGTAGGCTTGGTTCACACCAACGATTGTGGTGGGGAACACAGTGAAAGCGCTCGGGGGAGCACAGAAGTTTTGACCAGCATAGGTTGCGTAAGATACGCAACGGAGTTCGCCGATTTCCACGGTACCGATAGCACCACCTTGGGTGTCGGTTACTGCTTCGAAGGTCTCCGCGTAGCGAATGTACTGTTTTCCGTAGATGGGGGCTGCATTAGTAGCCATAATGTTTTATCCTAATGATTGGACTTCAAATGTTTTGTTTGCTCTGAGGCTTGTTTTTTACTCAGTCAGGGTTGTAAACTTTTACCCGCTTAGCGGTATTCTATCGAACAACGGCAGTGGTCGTAGCAACGACAACCTTCACCGGGCATAGGTAAAGAACCTATAGGTTGCCAACCTTGCTCGTTGTAGTTTCGGCAGTCGGCACAGCATCTGGAATCCATTTTGGAAACTCTTCGCATTTCTTTATATCCTAACTCCTCCACTTTCATGTAGGAACCTAGATTAAAAAATGAGAATGTAGGGTTAGCTATGTATCGAATTACTCTAGCCAATAGTCCTGGCCAAGTTGTTCCTTTTGCTACTCCTTCATCTGCCTCTTCAACCCCTTCTGGATCTCCTAAATCTCCGTAGTTTTTTAGCAAAGTTTCAAACTCGTAAAACTCCAGAGTTTTATCGCCTTGGCGAAGGGTGCCGTCGTTCAAATAAACTTCGGTTTCATTTATAAACTTGATCAACGGTGGAAGCATTTTTCCTGCAATACCTGGCCAAGCTTTTTCCATTTTTTCTTTCGGTTTAGACTTTTCTGCACCTAAGTACACGCTGGCCAAAGCCGAAATCAAAGTTTTATCTACAAGGCTACGCTGATACTCTTCAAATCGAAGTTGTCTATCGCGCAAACCTTTTGTGATAACCATAGCTTCTTGAGCCATGTGTTGCTCTAAAGCTGGTTGCTCTTTGTATTTTTTAGCGAGACGTTCCGCCTGAGAGAAATAATCTCCTCTCCGTTTGGTTGCCATAGAAATGGTGGAGAGGAGATCCATTCACTTATCAGGAGAACATTGTTTTCTTCAGGGCTTCTACGTAGTCCATCTTGCCTTCGGAAGCTTCAACCATCTTGAGGGCTTTAGCATGAGGGTCAAGATCTTCTTCAGCGAACTGGAATGTACCACCAGCGGTAACTTCACCGTAGTGAACCATCGGAGGCAGTTTGCTTAGGAGACCTAGGAGTTTGGTAGCGGGGGTTTCGCCTTCGGCGAACTCAAGAGTACCGAACTCAAGACCTTCGCAGTAGGAAACCAACTCTTCTTGAGGAATAACACCGTCGGTAAGACGACCTTCTTCGTAGAGATTCTCTACAAAACTGTGCATCATACGACGACGATTCATCGTCTTCTCTTCGTTATAGCGACGTTGCAGCTCAGCCATTTCTGACTTAAGTTGCTTCATCTCTTCAAACATTTGCGAAGGATAACCGTCGGCCTTAGGCTGAGCCATTGAGCCCATGCCGTAGTTCATACCGCAGTGGTCAGCAGACAACTCGTTGAAGTCATCGCCGGTTTCTTCCTCACCGTCTTCGTCGTAAGTAGAACCGAAACCAGTCTTGGTGTAAGGATCTTTGCGGGATTTCTCAGAATGCTGAGAATCCATGTCATCATCCATATCCTCGGCATATACGCCACCGGAACGCAAAGTTGTCTCGCCAGTGCCACCTTCAAAGTCGCCTTCAGAGCCTTTGCCCTTGCGGACATCTTTCTTTTTACCTAGCTGATTCTCAGCGTAAACGCCGTCGGGACCGGTGATTTGAGCGGGATCGTCAGTCTCGTCCATAGCGCCAGGAGTCAACTGCCTTTCGGAAGACTTCTTTTCGCCCCTATAGCTTTCAGCGAAAACGCCGTCAGGACCAGAGATTTGAGCTACGCCACCTTCAAACTGACCGGGATCAAGTTGACCCTTCTTGAACTTGGCTTGCCCTTGCATATAACGGCTAGGGTCTTCACTGTCCATCTCCATCTCATCTTCAGAGAAAGCGTGGGTGATAGGACCACCTTTGGGGGAAGGCATTGCTTCGCCACCTTTGATGTACATAACACGGGAATCGCGTGAGTTTTTCACGTTTTCCATACCAACGGCGAATACTTCGTCGTCAGGCATTTCCTCGGTTTCCGTGGGGAACTTGGTCATGCTATCTTCACGACCAGCAGGGTTGCTGCCGGTTGCTTTCTTAGGACGGTTGGGTTCTGGATAGCTGTTTGCATCTAGATCATACTGATCCATGTTCTCGATACGTTCTTCCGCTTCAGGTTGACCGGCCCAGCGATCCTCACCAACACCTTCCTCCATATCTGCTTTAGCAGTCTCAAAACGGTCGGCATCTTGATTGCCGTTTTTGGTGGTGGTCATGCGATCCATATCTTGCTCACCGCTGCGAGCAGTTTTGAAGCGTCCGGTAGCACCGTCAGCACCTTCTTTACCAACAGACATGCGGTCAGCATAACCGTTAGTGGTGTTGCGGGCAGTTTCCATACGACCGGAAGGATCGGCTTCACCTTCTTTCTTCTTACCGAACTTTACAACGCCTTGTGAAGGGTTGGTCTTGTAAGAAACTTCATCGTACTCAAGCTCAGCGTGATCGTTGTGAAGCATTTTCATGTCTTCGCCGTCGATCCTGCCATTCTTGTTTTTATCCATTTTGCGCTGACCGGGGGTCAACTCTTTATGGTCGTCGGACATTGCTTTGTCCTTCATCTTGCCCATATTCTTTTTGAAGGCTTCAGGCATTTCACCGTGTTCGTCGGACAATTTCTTGTCCTTCATCTTCATGAGTTCTTCGGTCTCATGAGCTTCGCCTCTCTTGCCTTCCGCCATTTGGCGTTTGCGTTCAAAACCGCGATCGGCGGCTTCCTTACGCTCGGCTTTGCCTTCTTTATGCTGTTCGTCGTAGACGTTTTCTACGACTTGCATTACTTGACCGTGCGCACCGTTGGCACGCTTACGGCTGATTTTACCGTCTTCCATAAATGATTCCTCGGGGAGATTGTCTTCAAGCCCAGCCGTCTGCTGTGCAATTTCGGTGCCTTGGCGACCCATTTTCTTTTTAGTCTCAGAGAACTGCGCTGCAGGGCTAGCTTCGTCGGGTCCTTGGTTTAGGTCCTCAGAATCTTGTGGTGCGGCAGCTTCTGAAACATTAGTTTCTGGCTGTGGTGCTTGGCCTTGTTTCATGCCAGCAACCTCATTGGAAACTTCATTCCGAACCTCTTCCAGACGTTCTTTGAGCATCTCAAGCGGACTTTTCTCTATGATCAAAGTAGGCCCGAGCTCCTCATCAAACAGTTCGGAGGGATCGAGTGCGGTGGCATAATCGAATACGCCATCCTGTTCCCGGAAAGAGAACGGTTCCAGACCTTTTACGGCTGGGGGAGCGGCTCCCAAGAGAGCCAAGTGACGCGCACTCCACTTTCCAGAGTGGGGGTTGATTTGTGAGTCAGGAGAGTAAAATGAGATCGAAACCTTACGGTAATGACCGTCTTTTACTAAGTCTTTAGCAGTGTTGGTGAACTCAACATCTGCGTAAAGATTGCTCCCTTGCCTTGCAAAACCCTTAATCCACCCGTAGGAGGGTAGACTATCACTATCTCCCTGATGACCGATCACTAGGGGAGCTTCATGTATAGAAGGGTCGTAGGTGTCAACTACCTGCTGAAGATCCTTCGGAGAGAAAGTTCTCTGAACTCCTTGAGCAGACGTTTGGTCACCTGCCTTAAATACGTGTATGCGTTTTGTAAACACAGCGTTTAGTGATCCGATAGTTATTTTTTACCCTTCGTCCTCATCGTTGTAGAGGTCAGATAAACTTACAGCTTCGTCCTCGGTAATTTTTTCGTTCCCGAAAACTTCATCATAAGGATCTGGCCCCTCGGTTGGTTCCCCTGAAGGTTCCTCAGCCGGTTGTGGAGAAGGAGCAGTTTCAGTTTCCCCCTCTACTGGGGGCTCTTCCGTAGATTGCGGTTGAGGTGCGGCTTCTCCGCCCCCCTCTACAGGGGGAGCCTCACCATTCGCACCGTCACCAAATATGCTTCCATATAAGTCTTGATCCTGTTGCGGGTCATACGTTGTCTCGTCACCGGCTTGTTCTGAACTATCTTTCTTCTCATCCAGCTCAACACGGAAATGCCTCTCAAGCCACTCTTTCTTCGGAGTGTACCCGGATTGTATCAACAATGATACATCGGGAACGGTTAGACTAGATTCCTCTATACGGAACTCTCTAGTTAAAGTAGGTGTAGCAACGTCCATACCAAAGTTTAAATCTACAATCCAACGTACAAGACTTTGATTGAAGTTTTGACACAGCATTTCCGAGATTTCGGATGCTTTTACCACCCTGACTGTATTAGCAACTTGAGAAGATGCGCGAGACCCCTGTTCGGCTTGTCCTGCCTCATTCTCCCCACAAAGAATCATATTGATTTCTTTGTCGATGTATTCAATCAAGTTTTTGAATACGTCCGGGTGGCCGGTTGGATTTAGAAACTCTAGTTCATAACCTTCCGGCAAAATCATTGCCGTTTCTTGGCTTAGATTGGAAA